TTAATTTTTCCTGTTTCCAGAAGTCATACCATGCCATATTTTTCTCTTTGTATTTCTACCCAGCGTTTTTGCTTCTCTGCTGTATGTAATCCAGGATTTCTTCCGTAGATACTATGTAGCTTTAAATGGTGAGTGTGACAAAGAGTAACTGTTTCGTCGTAAAGTTCAGCCCAGTTATCTTCAATAAATTCGTCTCTCCATATAATTAGATACTCATCTCTATAATGTTCTGGACGAAGTGCTTGTTTCTCTTTAAGCCATTTATGAAAAAGTGGAGCAAGCGTATAGAAATGATGGAAGTCGAGTTTTATTTTTGCACCGCAAATTCTACACTCTTTGCCTTTTTCATACTTCGACTTTGCCCGGTCTCTGATGTATTTAATCGGGTCTCGTTTTAACTCTGCCATTTTTATAAATTATATATTCGGGTTAGTTGAAAGTCAAGAATTATTTTTTCGTTGGATTTAAAATGTTGGTGCGCTCTCTTCAAAACTATAAAGTGCGTATCTTAATGCGTCTGCCATGTGAGAAGAAGAATCATGAACCGGTTTCTCTCTTATTAAGTTTGGATTCGGATCCCACCTATATTGGTCAAGAGACCTCAAGACTTCTACGCACGAAGAATCTACGATAAGCCGATCATTGTCAATAAGGGATGCCACGTGGCCAATCCCATCAACAACAGATTTTTTAGCATTAATGGTTGAAATGTCATATTGTTGAGCAAAGTCGAATCGAGTCTGTGCTGCTGCTGCGTCAATGAAGCAGTAGTCGACTTCTCTTCTTTCAATAATTTCTGATAAGTATCCCGCATGTTCCTCTGTTGTGCGTTCCGCCGCATAATACTCTTCCATTAAGTAGTATTTATGTCCATCGAAAGCGATTACGCACAGTGCTGTGGGGTCTTTAAATCCTACGTCGAGCCCCGATATTATGTCCATCCCACTAAAATCTCTTTCAGATAAATCTTGAACACACTTTTCGTAGTTGAAGTTCCAAATCTGTCCTTCGAATACATTGAAATCTGCTTCATATTCTTGTGCAAATTCTGCTTGACTCATCGAGCGTCGAGCTTCATCAATATCGCTTTGAGAAGCTCTTGGATTATCCTGCCAAGTAGCTTTTATACAGCACCACTCGTTAAACTCATCAGTATAGCCCCGATTAAAAAAACGGCTAAACCAATTGTTCCTGCCCCGAGGAGTGCTAATAAATAGAGCCTTACTACCGGGTTTATCGAGTGTGGGTCTAATGGCAACATTGAAGGCAGTTTCTCCATCTGCCAATGCCGCTTCATCGAAGAGAACAAAGTCATAGCTTCTTCCTACAACAGAGTCAATTTGATTGACTGACCCGAGTCTTATAGTAGATCCGTTTGTAAGTTCAATTACACGATCTTTTGCGTTGTCTCTCGCAACTTCAAGATCAAAATGTTTTATAAGATTTCTTTGGAGATCAAAACTAATATTGCTAAGGTTGTAATTAGGAGAGACAATAAGTACATGGCATCCTGGAACGAGGGCGACACATTGGGCAATAATGTTACCAATATATGTTTTTCCTTGCCGCCGACTAAGAGCCCCAACAACAAACCGATACTTAGGATTATTAATAGCATTTATTAACGCTCTCTGTGAAGGAATTGCTTCTATTCCAAGCAACTCCAAATAACTTTCAATAGGAACCTTTAAAAAGTCTCCTGGTACTATTCTATCGAGAACTATGTCTCGTCTGCTGACTTCCATTCTTCATCACACTCACAAGGGTCACATGCACATTCATTACAAGGTTGTTTTAATCCTCTTAACTGATCGAGAGGCGATTCTTTTATTACAGTTTCTTTAATTCCGGCAGCAGCTTTTGCTTCAGCTTCGGTAGCATATTTTTCAGAGCTACCGGCCACTTTCCACATATTACCTTTTTGATAGATCATAGTTCACCTTTCATAATCATTCCCGCTAAAAAGAGAATGAGTGCTCCGCCTCCTGCCCACACGAGACGATGAAGCGATTGTACAGAGGATTTTACTTCTGTCCAACGCTCTTTACTTTCTTCTTTCCCTTCACGAAGTTCATTAAAAATAGTTTTCCATCTTTCTTCGCAAACAGCTTCATGCTGGGCAAATTCTACTTTTAATTCCTGTAATTCTTTAGTCGGATTGTCCAAGTAACTTCTCCATCAGTTTTCCATAGTTTCCTTCACCAAAGGGAGAGTTAATCTGCACATTCTGCTGTTTAATGTTTGTAGAGGCTGTAGAAGTTTTTCTATGATCTTCGGACATTTTATGGGCGAGTGCAATTATATCAACGAGGTCTTTGCTAGAGTACTGGTCTGAATCACGAGCTTCTTGTAGTTTATTTTCAATAACTTCGTCGAGTAATTCAGCAAGTCGGAAACGGTTACGATAACCTTGGTCGAGGTAGACCGAGTTAATATATTCTTTTACTTCAGATTTTTCAAGTATCTCGTATACTTGGTCGGGAGAGCACCCTAAAGAGTTTGCGGCAACGAGCGCATTGCCAGTGCTTAAATAGGCATTGGCTACTTCAAGATTTTCTGGGGCCATTTTTACGAGCTTCATAGAGTCAAGTATAAAATGTTAAGACCAAAAAGTCAAGAATTATTTTTAACTTGGTTTAGGATACTTATCTTTTATAGCTTTTAATTTTGTGTAAAAATCTGAATTCTTGTCTAAAGTCCCAGAATCTATTGCGTGCCATAACAGATCGAGCTGTTCTCCTATTTCTGGGTATGCAAGCCTTCGAGTTTCATCGTATTCGGCATTTTTTGTTCCATTAAATTGAAGCATTTACTGTTACCTCTGTGCTATGTTCAAAATATCCATACTTTTCGAAGCGAACCCAGTATGTTCCAACCTCCGAAGAAGTAAATTGAAAAATTCCTGAAGAGTCTGTATCTCCGATATAAACATCATCAACATAAACTCGAGTTTCATTCGGAAGATTTGAGAACTGAACGTAATCTGTTCCATTATCAGTAATTGTTTGAGTTGATATGGTAATAGAAAATTCGGTTGCAAGGGCAAGTTCCGTTCCATTCCAGTAACAGGCACTGGCATCTTTTCGGTCGTCAACAACTCGGGCCGTATTGCCTGGGTTGTTTGTTGTCCATTCATCGCATTGCTCTTGAGTCCAAATATTTTCTTCCGCAACATAATGTGCTTGAAATATTCGTCCCGTTGTGTTTTTATACATTATAATCATAAAATTATCCGTGTGCTGGTATTGCTAAAATATAGTAACTGAGTGACATATTGCCCGGATTACTTGCATTAAAACGAAGTCTTCCGTATTGGGTTCCTGAAGTATAGTTGCCTCCCGAAGAATTAAAGCCATGACTTTCAAGAAGCATATAAGCTCCCCAACTATAAGTTCCTGAAGCATGATAACCATACCCGGTATAGTATCCAGCAGCGATATTTGTCTCAGTTACAGTTTTTTCGTAAAGAGCATGAACAAAGGGAATACTATAGTTTCCGGAATTATCTACTATAGAAGGAAATTGGACACTATAGGTTGCTGCAGTGGTTCCTGAACCATTGATAACACCACTTTGAATAACGTTAAAAGCTCTTCCCTCTGTAGACGTAACTCCTGAAGTAGAGTCTGTGATCAAACTATTGAAGGTTAGGTTCGAAGTTGTTAAGACATTTGCTCCCGAAGCTGAAACTTTCAGGCAATAATCTCCATTCCCATCTTTTCCAAGTAATACTCGATTTGCCATCTAAATTTCCTGAGTAAAAACCGCAATAATTGGATTGAGTGTATAGGAGCTTGCTCCAGTTGCTGTAAGAGTAAGTGTCCCTACAGAACTACTTGTTTTTGTATTTGTGAGTGTGACCAATCCCGTGAATAGACTTCCAAAGTCATTTGCACTCCAGGCATCTGTCGCACTTCCTGCAGTTACTGGCTCTCCTCCTGACGTATATACCATCATTACTTCGCAATCTTTATTAAAATTTGCGTACTGTTGTGTTACTGTCGTAGTGCCGCTTCCTCCATGGGTAATAGGAATCCATTCTAGTAAAAGAAGCTGGTTGTTATTCGTAGCAGTAGAAGCAAAAAGAAAATTTTCGATATTTGCTCCGGTTACATCAATAGTAGACTTACTTACATAAAGCCCATAACCGTAAGTGCCATGATTTCCTAATAATACTCGATTTGCCACTAGGTAAGACTCGGCATTTTATAAACTACAATCTTAAAGAAAGTGTTTGACCCAACAGTAATCGAGGGCCACGCGGTGCTTACAGTTACTCCCGAAGACGTTACTTCGACCTTAAACTGTCTATAATACCGAAGAATAAAAGAAGGAAACCCTGAATTTTCAAATATAACCGATATTCCTTTTGACGAGCCTCCAGAACCTGTTAAAAGTATAATATCTACATGAGGAACGTATGACAAAGCAGTTGCGAAACTGACTGTAGATCCGGCATTGTTTCCACTTGAGATTGAGGTTGAAATTACTTCATGAACAAGAGAACTTTGAACACTTCTAGAGTCAAATATTAAATCTTCTTTTTTAATATTCGAGAGAACATTTACGCCAGGGCGAGAAACAAAAAGGCCGTACCCGTGATTTGGGTGATCTCCTAGACAAATTCTATTGGCCATGTAAAATTCTCCTTAGTGTGTTATTCTAGTGCAAGGAGAACAAAAAGTCAAGAATTATTTTTAGAAGGGGTAGAAAAAAGGGGCCGTAGCCCCTTCTCATTAGAAGTTGTAGAAAAGTCCTACGGAATGCTCTGAGGCATCTCGAAGATAATCAAAAGTGTAACCAAGATTGAACTTTCCAAAAGAGCGCGAGATTTTTACGCCACCATGATCATAGCTTTCAGCATGCCCCGCGAAAACGGAAACATCAACTAAAGGAAATGAATGGCTTGCGCTTACATTGTAGTAGTTGTCTTTCGTGTCGAGATCCTGAAAGGCATAAGCGGTGAAAGGACCGGCAGAGTACCCAACGTATAATTCTTGACTTTCTTCTGAAAGTTCAAGATCATCGCCGTAGTAGTCATACTGAAGAAAGCCAACATCAAATCCTTTGGCTTTTACACCGAAAGAGTAGTTTCCTTCTGTATGTACATCACGATCGAGTTCCACCTGGCTGGCCCAAAAAGACGCATAAAAATTTTCGGCGGACACGGTGGCACCGACCTGAATCGCGGGGTCTTCACCCTGAGAGATGCCTCGAAAAACATACTGAGACGTTGCTCC